ATTTTCTAAAAATTTAATCGCACATATGCCAAACGACATTACAGGCGCCGTACAATCCCGGAATGTATGACCTAGTTTACCACAATTTACGCACTCCATTAGATAGGTGCGCCAACTTTTTTCGGACAATCAAACCCAGGAAAATATCTAAATACAAGAGAATGAGCCGCCCAACTCTACCTGATAATATGAAAGGAACTCCGCCACAAAGGGAAGAGGCGTTCCCACCGATTGGAATGGGACCGGCAGTATGGGGTCCTATTTTTTGGATGATGATGCATATTGTAACAATTGGATATTCACCGTTTCCAAAGGAGGAGGAGAAAGCGGCTGCCATAAACTTCTTCGAGTCATTACAATATGTAATACCGTGTCCGATATGTAAGGAACATTATAAGGCGAATTTAAAAGAATCTCCTGTTCGTGAGGCTGTAGGAGATAAACAAACCCTTATTCGATGGCTATTTAATATGCATAATACAATAAACCAACAACTCAAGAAACCTACAATTACATGGCACGAGTTCGTTCATTCTGTAGTAGGACTCTCTAAACTATCAAGATTCTCCTTTCAAGAGGCATCAGAGCGCCCTTATTTTGATACACAATCATTGCTATATATGGTAGCAGGGATTGGATTAGGAGTAGGGGGGTTTTTAGCGTATAAACATTATAAGTGATTACAGCCTACATCCGTCTAAAAATGCCATTTCGTCATCTGGTTCAAATGTGAGCCAACTGAGGAGAGTTGCGGCAATACGATTTTCAAAGGGTGCGCCGATGATAGGAATGAGAGAGTAAAAGCGGGGGCGTTTTTTCAGATACGCCCAGCGCCATAGAAGTACATACGGTATAACAACGAAGAAGAATACAAATCCATATAGCGCATAGAGAATACGGTAAGGCCAGCCGCGGTAGACATTGAGATTTGTCGCCAGAGACGCGCCAAAAATACCGAGCGCAATGAATAAAAATACACCCAATACACCACCGGTAATTCCAAGTGCTCGTTTTAATAGTCGCGATAGACTAAATGTTTTTCTCTCTTCTTCATTCTCAAGTGCGCTACATGTCATAGCATGAAGAAATTGCGGATTCAACCCAGCAGCCGTCGCAGCCATCGAGGTCAAATTATTTGTAGGTGTGCCTGTAGACCACGGCATAACTGATGTACTCGAGCCTGAAACATCCGTTGAAGGTGCTGTATTTATCAGTGTAGCATCAGCAGTATAAATTAAATAGAATGCTTGATTATTTGTTACATATGTTAATATACCAGTACAATCATCTCTTGACTGAGCTTTTGATTTGGCTTTTGCCAATGAATTGAATTGATACAGATGTAAACCTTCTTTTGAAACTTTGCTATAATATGTATTAAATGTATCATTTGCAAAGAAATTTGTAGGGCTCAGTTGAACTGTAGTGGTAAAACATATAATACCGCTCAAATCAGCGCCGCTCAAATCAGCACCACTCAGATCGGATCCACTTATATCGGCTTTCTTACTTCCACTTAAATCGACAGCAGCCGCCTGTTTCTCTGCAGCGTATGCTTCAGCGTCGGGATTATATGTTGCCGCATGAAGCTGATACATTAAATTATTTTTTAACTGACTCAATAATTGACTCATTCCCCTATTGATTGCGAGTAATGTTATTTATTTGGACCCGACGCATTAAGGCGCCAGCACTCCAGAGCTAAGGGGTGTCATTTTCCGTCCATCGTGCGGAGATACAACGCCGGCAGGTAAAGCATTTCCATTTTTTAATTCACAGTCTTGCTGGGAGTTAAATACACGCGTGCGATCGCATGATTTAGCAGATGGAACTTTGACACAATAGCGACCGGTGAGATCTTCGCCGACGAAACACCAGGCAACAGGCGGTGGCGAAGGATTTACAATTTGTTTTTCTACGGGCGAAGGGGCGACCGAGAGTTGAAGTCCACTTGGCACTTCATTCAGTGTACCATATTGTCCGAACGATGGTGAGCTACGAAAGGCACCGAGCCAATCCCATAGCGCATTGTTTGAGCGAGCACGATCGGACCACCAGGGGCTTTCGTGTAATCGATAATATTTGAACGCTACGGCTACCCCGACACATAGCACAAGAAGCCCAAGAATCCAAAATAGAATTGTGATCGCCGATACGGTGGGGGTGAATCCGACATTTGTGTTATTCATAAGTACATTCATGGACGCTTGTGTTGCCATAATCCTCTAAGTAAGTGTGCGTCTTTTCGTAGTTAGGAATTATCGTTGCCCGATTAGATATGCCGGGCGGGTTACTATCGCTAGTTTGCTACGGAAACGAGAATATTATTCTCAATGGAAACCCACAAACAACCTATTTTTATAAGTCGTTTGAACGTTATACACACTTTTCACAGGAGCCGATCCAAATCCCTTTGGATGGACCGAATCTCTTACTGCCAGATGCGCCGATTCTGCTGAAGACGAAAATCCCTCGTCAAGGCGACCTTCTCAGTGATTTAGTACTACGAATAACATTGCCAGATATTTTCAGTAAAGCGTATCTTCGCCCCGCTGTTGATGTTAGCGGATGCCCTATTCTGGACGCAAATGGCAATCAGGAAGTTACCGTTGATCGGCAGTATGAATTTGCGTGGGTTCGTCAAATCGGTGTTCGTATGATAGACACGATTACATTCACGATTGGCGGTCAGATTATACAGCAGTTCAATAGTGATTGGATTTCGTCACGCGCAATGTTAGACCAGGATAGCGATACGTATACAAAATGGCGCGTGATGGTAGGCGATGTGCCAGAATGTTTCGATCCGGCAAATGGAATTTATGCGGATCCGACCGTCCCGCCAGGAATGGGGTATCCGAATGTAGTCGCATGGCGTGGCACACCAAACAATCCGGCACCGATTCAAAATAATTCGGCGTCGATTCCAGGTCGTATTTTACGTATTCCCTTAGGTCTATGGTTTAGCGATTTTCCGGAAAATTCACTCCCACTTGTTGCCCTACAATATCACGATTCGGAAGTGACAATTCAAATGCGCCCGATTCGCGACTTATATACTATCCTTGATTTGTCAGGAGCCAGGGTACGTCCTGGAGTTCAGACCCTTGCTCCAAGTTATTTACCTGACGGAACGTCGATTGACCGATATATGCAGATTTGGAATCAAAAACTTTATGGCAATCTTCCTATGTCAATGACGAATCTATATGGCGGAAATAATGATATTAGTGGCGCTATGAGATATTTTTTGACAGATATTTCGGGCGGAGTTCCGCTGCTCGATGGCTGGCCGCTCAACGCAACCTTAGAAGCAACCTTTACATTCTTACAGGATGATGTTCGTCTCATGTTTACGAACAAGACATTACGATACAATGTGCGCCAAGTTCAATGGTTTACCTTTTATGGAATTACAACACGAAATACATATAGATTAGACGTACATAATATAGCGACTCGTTTAATATTTTTCGCACGGCGTAGTGACGCGATTACATATCGCAATCAGTCCACAAATCTGACAAATTGGATGTATACATTAGGGTCAGAGCGTCCCTTTGTAACCCCTGCTCCGTATTGGACCTACCCCAATTTTGTATGTACAAATGCAAATGGTCTCAACGTCCAGCCTTGCCCTGCACCAAATCCTTACCCAGGTGCGGCTACTGCGCCTTTGGGACGCACTGGTATTAATCTTGCAGGCATTCAACGCGATATTTTATTGAATACATTTTTTACGGCAAATGGTAATGCTTTGTTTGATAGCCAGGATAGCGACTACTTCCAGAAATATGTACCGTTTCGTTATATGGAGGGCAATTCCGCGGCGGTCCAATCGCTAGGAGAAGCTACACAGTACGAAATGTGGCCGTTGAGTGCTTATAGTTTCTCTCTCAATGGGTCATCGGTCCAGCAGCCAACAGGTACACTCAATACAAGTCGTATTGACCGATTAGAGCTGGATGTGGATGTATGGCCGATTCCATACTTAGCAGGATATACATATAATCTTTATACGTTTGTGGAGACTCTGAATTTCTTGGAAATTAGCAGTGGTTTGGGCGGACTGAAGTTCGCCCGCTAATTCTATTCTTCCCATTCATCCAATTATTATACAAGTTCGCTATGCGAATTCATATAATTATAACTAAATCAGGTAATTTAATACTTATTGACCCACCAGTCATCCCAGAAGTAGGGCGGCTGTTGGGCGTCTGTGGATGGCGCGACGATGCTAGACGTGTTTGGGCGCTCGCGATAGAGAGAATCGATGTGGGCGTAGTTGAGGGCATAGGCGAAATACTTGAGGCGAGATACCATACCCTTCATCGGACCTACAACATTATAGTCGGCAAAAAGGCGCTCATCGTACCCAGGCTTGTCAGGAAAGTACATGTCCTTCATCACGTAGAGTCCGCCTGGGTTGAGTTTCGGTACAGTCTTCAACTTCATACGGACGGCAATATTTCCATTGACATAAACATCTAGATTGACACCCTTGAGGAGAATGACAAGGTGGAACCACTTGCCAACTGGTACATTCGGTACACTGACATAGTTATCCCAAGAATCAATCGTATTCATATAGACACGGAGAGTATTTACATCGTTTTGGACGAAGACAGCGGGGGCAAGATTGGGGAAGCCGTTTTCGCTTCCCTTGTGGAAGACATGCTTGAGTTTAACAGGGGCGTTGCCATTTGCTAGACCGGGCTTTGAGTTACCGCACTGGTTTCCAGCAGGACCAGACTTTTCAAAGGTATCAGGGTGAATAAATAAGAACATAGAATACGAGAATGCCGAGCCCTGCTGCTCATCGCGACTGTTATATAAAATAGGGAAACCTGTATCAAGTCCCTGGGGAATACTTACAGATGTAGCTGTTGTATTATCAAATAATACAACCGCTTGGCGGTCTAACTTTGTTAAGAACGAATTAAATTGTTCTATCATAGCCATAACAACCTGTAGTCCAATCATTGTAAGAATGACAATGGCAAGTTGGGGGACTAAGCCATCACCCATTAAAAATCCACTGACAGATTCCATTTCCTCTATTTATAATTGCTTTTTATAAATGGAGAATTCATATACGCTTAGTTCTTGTTATACGTTAACTTCACGCCAAGATTATTTGTAAGCGAATGTAATACGCTAGTACTTCCCTGAGGACCTAACTGGTATAGACCGTAGATACGGTCCGGGGTGAGCGCAACACCAGAGAAGAGCACGCTGTTGAGGAAACCGTTAAATCCTCCCAGAACAGATGTATTGACATACTGCTTACCGCCGCCGGCAGGTGAGCCGACAACTGGACCCGGAAGAACGCACGAACGATTGAGTTTGCCGTCGTAGTAAACATCAAGGACACGTCCACTGACAACGCAGGTGAAATTTACCCAGCGTTGCATATCAACGTCGTTAATATCGCATACAGGGGTGCTACCATTGTTTGCGAACGATTGTTGGGCGGTGGCAGCGCTTGTCGCATTCGAAGCAAAGCGTGTCTTCCATGTTAGTTGGTCTGACTTAACACCGCGTGTGTGTAAACGAACACCGAGCATATTTGTATTGGGGTATAAGAATGCTGTCATCACATAGGCAGAGTTATTTCCAAGAGCAGGGTTCGATACATTCGGGTCTGTGATTGTAAAAATGGGCTTAATCACGTTTGTCTTTGAGCCATCCCACGTATTGATATACATCCACCAGCTGATGGTGAAATCGGCGCCCTCAATAATGCGGAGATTGGGGTTAGGGACAAAACTCGGGTCTTGCTTTTTATTATCGTCGTAGTTAATACAATACGGTTTTACCTTTCCAGACTGGTTTCCTGGAACTCCGTACACTCCGTTTGTCATTTTTACCTGGAGAACATAGCGCTCTGTATCCGAGCTACCCGTTAAGTAGCTGTAAACTAAGTAGCAGATAAGGGCAAGGGCTAATAGATATACAACATTGTATACGAGCCCCGAGCTTTCGTAAAAGAATAATTTTACTCGGTTGTATGCGTTCATACTTCTTCTAAACTAGAGCATTAAAATCTTCAGGCGTATTCGTAATCTACATACTCAAAGCCGTTTACATCATCCCCCTTACGATTTCCCTTATTCGGACAGAAGCCAGCGTGGCACATAACATTATAGAGTTCGTGCCAGATACTTTTGAATGTAGGCTGTCCGTCCGGGATATTAGGCTTTCCACGTAAATCTGTAACGTGTTTGTAGTTTTCCCATATCTCTTTTTCGGTCAGGCGGCGAGGCCAGGCTTGTATCATACCAGCTTGTCCCCAGAAATCCGGAGAAGTTTCAAGAAGTACACCGGTAGGATTCGTCCACGTAAGATTTTCAAGTATAAGTGATGTAGCGTGCTCTCCATTCAAATAAATATCAATAGAGCGTCCTTCAACAGCAATTGTAATTTGATTCCAACGGGCATTCATGACACGTTCAATTTCTGCCTGGGGAGGCGGTGATAATTGTCCGTTCATCATAAGTGGTACAAGGGGGCTGAGTTTCAGAAGAGCAGTTTGATGTACGGGGTCAAGTATAAATTCGCCGACGCCTAGAAGTTTGACAAGGGGTTTGAAACGATAATCTCCCTTAGGACCGGCAAATGGAATACGCTCATCGTTCACTTTATCCATATAGATGAAGAAGCCGATAGTAAAATTACTTTTTAAAGACTGTGTGAGTTGTGCCTGGGTTAGAACGGATTGAAGCGTAGAGCCAACAGCGTCGTTCTCGGAGGGACGACCGTTCAACACAAATGGACCGAGAACTTTTGTTTCGTCGGATTTTGGCATAAAATAGAGTATATAGATAACAGCAGCAACAATAATAAGCAAAATGAGTATAAGAAATATAAATCGGGGATTCATTCCTCTTATACTGTAAGTATGTTTTTAGCAGTTTATAATTTATTCTGTAGCGAAAAGTCCCTTTATTTGCGCGCTTATATCTTTGGGCGGCATAAGAGCAGAATCTGTTGTAGCACCGCAGGTCTTAGCAGGTAGTTGGAATGGTGGGAAAGGCATCGGGCAGAAGTGGCTCAATGCCTCGCTGCTTATAGCGTAAGCCCAGACATATAGATTTTGTATGGATGCTTCGGCAGCGGCTTTTCCACAGAGTCCGTAGAGAACATTTTCAACTGGCTTTGGCTCACCGGCAAGTACCTTTGTAAGTTCTAACTTACAGTTGAGGTCCACTTCAAGGACCTGATTGTGGAGGCTTACAGTGAGCCGAAGAGGTTTGTCAAGAGGAATGTCAGAAATACGAGCGGATTCACGATAAACCTCTCCTGTCTGAGACTTTGTATCGACAAATATTATAATATCATTCGTGTTTGGATCTAAAAAGATACCGGGATTGAGACGTTTGGGTAAGCCGTAAGGAGGTAAAGACATAGAGCCAGAGCCAGATGGCACAATCGCACCACTCCCATCAGAGTACAATTCGGCACTACCACGATGGAAGATATGACGATACGGTCCTTGTATATTTGTTAGATTCCGTGTATTTGCTAACAATAAATCAAAATGGTATGTATATTTTGTATTCATATCAGCTGGCAGTACTTCGTCCGTAATACGTAAATTACTTACACCGCCCATACCATGTCTCCAAAAGACGTGGGCATGGTCGAGCGCCTTGTATCGTTCAGGGCGAATATCAATCGATTTTAACGAAAATTTGTAACCGGTAAGTAATAAATAAATAAGGACTACGACCGCCACAAGTAATCCGTAAAGAATTACATTCTGTGCCGTTCCGCTAGCACCGAGCCGACTTGTGCTGTTTGCTACATTTGTAGCAACATTGCGCACGGTACTCATACCGGGCATATTTTCAAAGAGCGATGCCATCTCACTTCCTACTTAGACAAAAGACTAGAGTTTGAGCCCGTTGTAAAAATCACGTATTGTTTTATTTCGAACAAATGTATTAAGTTTCAATTCGGTCGCGCGTATAAATTGATTTCCATTTGAGCGAAGTTTGCTTTTATCGAAGGTATTGCCTTCGTGTGCGATAACAAGCATAACCTTACGCGGCTCAAGTTGGACCAATGGGACCGAATATTTTTGGGTAAATTCAACCTCTTCGGCAAAGGCGCGGGATTCGTCGCACTTATTCGTTCGCACATACTCCTTCGTAAACGCCATAGTACCGAACGTGCCGTGATTGGGTCCATAGGGTCCGGTCTCCCAAATTGTACCATCATCAGGAAAAAAGACGTGGTTGCGTGTAGAGCCTGCCAGGCTTGCCTTACGCCCAACAAGCGTCATGACGGCGTGATTGACGCGCTCAGGCGGATAGTAGTCATCGTCGTCCATACAGACTAAAATTTCACCGCGTGCCGCGGCATGAAGGCGATTGCGCTTTGCGCCAATGCTGAGTTTCGTCTCGGAGCCTTTGTCCCCCAACGGGGGGCGAATATATTGGATATTCATTGTTCGAAATTCAGGCTTTAGTAAATCTTCAATCGAATCGGAGCCATCGTCAAATACAACCCATTCCATACGCTCTTTAGGATATGTTTGGTCCTTAATACAGGCGATTAGATAGGGAATAAAGGCACGACGGTTGTATGTAGGTGTCAAAATAGATACAAACGGCTTAGTTGCGGATTTTACAAGTTTGCCAGGCCATTCCACTGACATCTTTTATTATGGTACGTGGGCGAACATTTAGACCCCATTTACGGTTTCGCCGCTTCAACGTCTTCTTCGGATACGCGTAAAACTACCGCAAATCTTGGTAGTAAATTGTTTGTATATATGTCTAGAGCCTCTTCCATCGTTATTCTAGTAAACGGATCTGGATAGGTCATTTTATGATATAAATTTGCTAGATGTACGTCTATCGCAGCCGCCATTTCTTGTGCAAGCATAGGATATCCTAGATGAATGAGTTTTATGGATTTTCTATAAATTTCAAGAATTGATTGTCCGAGACCAAATACATCGTTTTTCTTAAATACAAGAGTCCATCGATCTATATCAGACATTCCATATAATTTATTTGCCATATCAATCACCCATTTTTTATTGAGTAAAAAATTATCACCTGAAAAAAAAGTATGGGGTAATAATCCTGCTTTGTCCAATAGTATATAATATTTATTGTAATCGTTATCGATTAGCCAATCATCACTACGTTTTTTCTTAAGCGCTGATTCTTGTTCGAGTATATCTTGTGTTTCAAGATCATTCAAATAATCCGGTTTTACCAGACGAAGATCTGGACCCCAATATGGATAATTAGCCATAAATACATTAAAATCGTACATTTGTTCGTCTGGAATGGTAGTAAGAACGGGTAATGTATCTATTTTAAGCGATAAACCGAAGTCGATAAGACGTGTGATAAATTTACGCCCTTTGGGCTCTGTTACTATATTATGTGGCTTGATATCCATATGGACAATACCGGCAGCATGTGCTAGTATGAGCCCTTTAAACACATTAGTAAGGCTTGCTAATACTTGATACATATTTCCTGGACGAATAAATCCTGTATCAGATAATGATGTGCCACCATCGGTTATCATCAGAATACGTTTCTCTTTATCGGGTAATCCGTTGAATGAGTCTAAAGTACATTTTTCAACTTCGTTACTTGCTTCAAATGGAAGTTCGGGCTCGCACATTGTATCGGGGTACAAAAAAAAAGTCTGTTTGGCATTGAGTGGCTCAAAGAGAGTACGTTGACGAAATTCTTGTTCGGCATACTCTTGTGTCATAAGTTTGCTGAGTTTTCCTTCGCGTCGCGTGGCGTCCCCCTTACACCGTAAAGCGGGTTTATATACACAGCCTGATGCGCCTCTACCAATAAATGAACCCCCTTTACGCCGTTTTATGGTCTTCTTTAAACGCCGCCCGTTTGAAGGCATTCCTATAATATCAACATAGTATTTAAACCCCGCTAGCAAAAAAAGGCGTAGAAGACTATGTCGATCATCTCTCGAAGAAAACTATGGTCGTTTTTTGAGGCATTATATAGCCAAGAATTAAATGAGGAGTCGCCGAAGGCGGTTACACCACAGTGGCTGAAAACCCCACTGCTTTTGCATCAACAATCCGCCTTAGCAGCAGCCTTACGATTAGAGACCGCAAAAACGGAGGGACTCGATGTGAATGCTATTGCCGGTGAATCAGTAGGCGGAAAATTATATACATCGTACGGAATCTTAGGCGACCGTGTAGGATCTGGCAAATCTCTTACCGCGTTAGCCCTGGTAAAGATGCCGGCACCGTCATCGCTCTATAACGAGTATATTATACGCGGAAATGCCGTTTTACAGGATGGACGTGATGTAGGTCTTTTACGAGTACGCGACCAAACTATGACGGTATCAGGGACAAAACTCAAACCGATGAATACGTCTCTTTTTATTATTCCCCACGCGCTGATGGGGCAGTGGGAAACGTATGTTACAAATGATACATCATTGAAATGTATGTTTATTAAGAAAAAGAAAGATGCGGAACAAGAGGATTTGCTAAAGACAATCGAGACTTCGATGTATGACGCACTGTTTGTATCATCTACAATGTGGAATACGTTCCGTACAATCCATCATCCGCGAAATATTCTTTGGAAGCGAGTGTTTATTGATGAAGCGGATAGTATTGCGATTACGACCGATTGGGATGATATTAACGGACTATTTTATTGGTTTATTTCGGCAAGTTGGTTGAATTTGGTCTTTGCGGGCGGTGCCTATTTTAATGTACTAAGTGCCTATACTCCGCCTGAAGAGACCCCGCAGCATATTATTGAACGGGTTAAGAAACTACAAAATAACCATTATTTACAGATTCCTGGCTGTCGGCACGTGAATATAGTGCGACGTATGTGCGGAATTTCGGCAAATCACTCGACGGTAGCGATTAATGCGGCGGTCAGCCAAAGTGCGCGCCTTATAGTCCATTCGTCCGAGGAGTATATTAAAACAAGTTTTAGTATGCCTGTTACAACAACACGAAAGATTATATGTGCAACACCGACAAATATTCGTGTATTGGATAGTTTTATTTCAAGGGAGATGATGGAGCGCCTGAATGCCGGCGATGTAGCAGGCGCACTTGAGAGTCTTGGAATGAATTCGTATACAGAAGCGGAGATTACGGATGCGGTGACTGCGGCTATACAAAAGGAACTCCATAATGCGAAGGTGACTTATGAATATAAGAAGACGCTGGAATATTCAACAGACGCACTCAAACAGAAGGCAATAGAAGCACAGGAACAGAAAATAGCATCGATTGAGAGCCGTATTTCGGCGATTCAGGAGCGGCTCAAGCGTGCGAAGGAGCAGACATGTCCGATTTGTTATTGTGATTTGGCAAATCCGGCGGTAACACCGTGTTGCCAGCAACTCTTTTGTTTTGCGTGCCTTTGTGAATCCTTGAAGCGAGTCGCAAGTTGCCCCCTTTGCCGTGCACGTATTGATAATATTAAGGAGATTAAGGTTCTTGGAATAGCACAACCGCAAGCCCAACCACAGGAAGCACCCAAGCAAAACCAACTATTAAATAAGAATGATAGCTTTGTGAAGTTTATGAAGGAAAATCCGACTGCGCGAGTACTTATGTTTAGCTCGTACGATGCCAGTTTTACAAAACTAGAAGATTCATTAGACGCGGCAGATATTAAGTATTCTATGCTGAATGGGTCTCAACTTCGTATTGCAAAACTCCTGAGGGAATTCAAGACGGGCAAGTATAACGTGCTGTTTCTGAATGCGCGAAATATGGGCGCGGGTCTCAATATTGAGTCAGCAACGCACGTAATGCTATTCCATCGTATGTCGTCGGAGTTGGAGAGTCAGATTATAGGTCGTGCAAATCGGTTAGGTCGTAAGAATCCTCTTGAAGTCGTATATCTGGTTCACGAAAATGAACAGGTAGTATAGGAAGATGCCAAATCCAGTTGTATCTGTCGATAAATCGGGCAAAGTGCCCGTGTATATCGTCAAAAAGATTCTAACCGACGAGGAAACGAAGGAAAAAACTCGCACATTTTTGAAAGAGAGCGATTTTCCTGTTGTTCTTAACGATGACGCGGATGTCTATACGGAGGACGGACAACTACTCCTAAGATTTCGCAAAAATGTCTTGAGCGAAAACGAATCGACAAATACATTTGAAGCGTTGAAGACGTTTGCAAAGCATTTATCAACGGATCGTGGTATTGCAAGCGGTTCAAATAAGGGAACCGATACGGGAAATAAGAATCCGGTGATGTCGAATATTATTGGGTATTTTGATAAGTGGTCGGTATCTCAGAAAGCGACATTTAAGCATTCGGGAATTAAAGCGCCGAGTCAATGCCGGTTGACGTCGTTTAATTTGAAGCATCCCGACAACTGGCAAGCGTGCCTTCCGCTGATTCGTGAGATTGATGAACAGTATAAGAAGTTATGCCCGAAAGAGCACGAAAATCAACTGAAGGCTGCCAAAAGTACACCGTTTCATATCAAGGGTACCGCGTTTTCAACGATTACGACGAATCTGAACTTTCGTACGGCGGCGCATACAGATTCGGGAGATTGGCCGGATGGATTTGGCAATTTAGTTGTGTTAGAAAGCGGTGCGCCGTATAAGGGTTCGTATACCGGATTTCCTCAGTATGGATGTGCGGTCGATTGTCGCCAGGGTGATTTCTTAGCTATGGATGTCCATCAACTACACGGCAACAGCCCTATGATCCCAACCGATGATACAAGTATGCGTTTAAGTTTGGTTTCATATTTGCGCGAGGGCATTGTGAAAAAATGCCGAGGAGCAACTATGTATGATGCGGTACGTTTAGAGAAGCGATTGAGTAATTGGCGGAAAACGCAGAAGAATAAACGGCGTTAAGTGCCTACCGGCAAATGTCGGTTAGAATCGCTTATCAGAGGCGGTCCTTAATGCTGGTTTACCGGCGACGGTTGCGGCGCGTCGCCTTGCGGGACTTCTTGACGAAGCGACCCTTGGTGTTGCGGGGCTGCTTGGCGGCGGCACGGCGGTGGAGCGCGCGCGTCTTGCGGTTGAACTTGCCGGAGCGGGGGGAGTGGAAAGGGTTCGCCATTTTGTGCTTATACTTAAGACGGCGATTTTATTTGGATACCACAGGTGGCTTGAATGTTTTGAGAACATCCAATCCAAATGTCTTCTCATCGCGCTGATCGCGCAAACGCACTTCGGCAAATCCGGACTTCTTGCTTAGATTGATTTTGGCGAGTCCAGGATACGCGGCGACCATAGCGTGGGCGGATTTATCGACACGGTTTTTCGTTCGCTCTTCTTGCATTCCGCCGGGCTCCTTGTAGTAGGCGGTAATGGGCGCAATCATTTCGTACCGGAGAACTCCACCGTCGACCAGGTACATAATAATAGAGCGCTGAACGTCCTCTTTGTCGTCCAGGGTCACCTTCAGTACATCGATGCCAGGATTGATAATTCCCCAGGCGGAGCCGATGATATACCGTAAATCCTGCGTCACGCGGTCGTGCATAAAGAAGCCATTGGCAACCGGGTAGAAGCCAAAAAGACGGAAGCCGGTCTTGCTAGCCGCAGCAAAGCCGTCACGAAAAATCTTATCAAGGGACCGAACCGGTTTCAACCCCCCGTTGGATAGCATCTTAAACTCTTTGATATCATCGTCAATATTCATAATCTTCTTGCCGATAGGAAAATACCGGGTTATGAAATTACGGACGGCGCCCATACCGGGTTCAGCAACGACCAGCTTTCCGTAGGTGCCGGGCTTCAGAACTGAGCGATATGTCTCCTTCTCAGCCTCAGTCGCTACAAACACGTGAATGATAGAAGCAGATATGCCAGCATCGGCAAGCATTGCGAGTGACTTATCACGTAGAGTTTCCGCACGCTTATACGACGGAATTGCAATAATATACGAGCCGTTGCCAACTTTACGAGTTTTTCCGCGTCCACTCATCTCTACTTAGTTTCCTTGTTTGAAATCCCAGAATCCTTTCTTCTCCTACATCAAATGGACGCCAAACAATGTCCCTGGTGTCAACGTTGGTGTCTCAAAGACTACGCCTGTAATTATATTTTTGCGTGCGGACTTCCGACAGGTACCAATAACTTCTTTATTGGCGCCGGTTGTGGCAAGTCGTGGTGCTGGGAATGTGGTAAGAAGTTCTGTACGACTTACATCAATCCTGAAACGGGGCAAAAGAATCCATACGCAAAGGAAGACCATAACGCTGAATGCTGTAAACAGGAGACAGGTTTCAAACAGACGGAGTATTGCCCTGGCGGACATAATTCGCACTGTGAGAAACGGTGGTCCTAAATTAAGCAGGAAACGGAATCGGCTTGGGAATATCCAGCGCTTGGATAAGCCGCATAAACCGATTTGCATCGGCACTCGGAAACCACTTTGGCAGCATACCCCGCCAAAATTCGGTATTTTCCCATACAGCTCCACCAATTTTCTTACCGTAACCAGGACATTCCTTCTTTTCAAGTTCGACCTTCGCTGCTGTAATAAATAGATTCGCTTTCCAAAATGTCGAGTCAAATCCACCGTCAAAGACGGGATTTGCCCCAACAAACGCATCACGCATTTCACACAAGTACCGAAATTGATTATATAACATAGACTGTTTTGACAAAACAGCTGTATATTCCATATCATCATCTTTCCATACAGAGGTCGCCGCATCATTCACCGCATAATGTCCGAATAATAGTTGATTAACCGCTTGGAGTTTTGCCTGGTATGTCAGAGGAAATAGAGTCCAGTGCTGGAAGAAGAATGTATAGTAGTCAAGACGATCAGACGATAGAATTGTTTGAAATACAGATTTATACACTTCGTATCCACGCTCGTTATTGCCAATAAACCGGCAAATCCAGGTCGGCAAGGATTCGTGTAAATGAAGTCCTGCTAAATTGAGGTCATTATTATTGAGGGGTACTTCGGTCGTCATATCAAGGCTACCCCGTAGTAATTGACCGACTGCCGATTTAATCGTTTCAGAGCGACGAATACGATTGGAGCCAAGGGCTTTCGCATCAGCGAGTCCAATTTCAATAGTATTTTTAACATCCGCAACTGAAATAGTACCATTTGCCATATCAGTTTTGATTTCACACACCGATTGTAAAATTTTACGAAGGTCGCCAGAATGGACGGCAAGCAAATCAGTTGCAAGTTTCATTAAATCGCAGTGTTTAGGAACTTTTTCAAACTGTGTCTTAATTAACGCATAAACATCAGCGGGAGAAGGTGCAGAAATCTGGAATGTTTTACAGAGTTTCAAGAAGGGCTGAAACTTCTTTTCCATCCATTCATTCGAAATACAGACAATCGCATTATGTCCGTTATACTCTTTTAAAATACGAACAAGCTCGGACAGACCGCCCTTATCACCAACAGACATTCCGTCGATTTCGTCCAAAATAATACCAAGATTGCGCGGACCTTCAGGGCGGAAAAAGTCGGCAACGTTACAACTTCGAAGTAGAGGTATTAGAGATTCCTCTACGGCAGCTTTATGGCGATGCTGTGACGCATTCCATTCTACAACACGGTACCCTGCCTGCTCTAATGCTAGGCGAGCAAGGGTCGTTTTACCAATACCAGGTGGTCCATATAGAAAGAGTGACGATGGAGTACGGGGAGCAGGCTTTTTTGCCCAATCAATGATTTGGGTAAAAAGGCTTGTGTGAATCATTGCCATTTAGTTATTAGGTGGCGAATCTCTTTAGATTCCATTGTACTACTTTCTTTTTTTATAATGCGGCTGAGCGTCCTGACACACTGGCGAGACCCGTAGGTTCCAGTGCTATACTATCATTTCGTGTTGGAAGTGTAGTACCATCTAGAGAGCTATAGGAGAGTCCGGCTGCGTTTAGGCGTTTTAAAAATGCGGCGCGCCCTTGTGCTGTTTTGAAGTCTTTTGCGGGGTCAACCGAGAAACGATAGGCAGGATTCTTGATTTTGGTTGCAATATCAGCGGGGTTTGTCTTCTTAAGACCACCATTCTTGCTAACACCGATAAAGTCTACACAAAAGTATTGTGTGCGGCTGGATGGTTTATATAATCCACTATCTGGTGGTACAATCGATAAATAGTCGGGGCATACACCGGCGACATCAGGATTAAAATCTGGGTCTTTCTGCTTAGGTATTAAAAACCATTTTATCCAATAATAATATAATACAATAAATCCACCTAGGAACCAAAGAACGCCGGCAACAGGGCGATTGAGTCCAGTATAGTAAAAATACGCAACAAATCCTACAAGAAGAAGACCAAGAATCCAGTATGCTTTTCGCTGGATGTATGCGAATGACGCTGCCCATTTCTTTGCTGCCGCAGTGGATGATACGGACATCTCTAACTAGATGCGTGATTTTATAAATTAATCTGTGAAAGGTCCTTGTATAGGAAGAGAATTATCGCCTAAAGAATTGTAAGAGAGCCCAGCCTTCATAATGCGTTGGACAAATGCTGCGCGAGTTGCGGCATTTCTAAAATCAACTGAGGGGTCTACAGAGAATATGTAAGCAGGATTTTTAATATTTGTAGGTAGTTTCTTAGGATCCATCTTTTTCAACGCGCCGTTACGACTGACTCCGACGTAATCTACGCAAAAATATTGTGTAGGGGAGGATGGTTTGTATAATCCGCTATTACTGGGGACAACAGATAAGTAATCGGGACAGGCGTTTTTACCAGGATTAAAGTCTGGGTCCGGAGGTTGTGGTATAGCAAACCATTTGATCCAGTAGTAAAAAAAGATAACAGCAGTACCTAAGAATAATAGAACACCGGCAACAGGGCGGTTAAGAACACTATAAAAAAAGTAACTTATGCCAACTGTAACAAGTATAGCTATGATTATATATGCCTTCTTTTTGATGTTGGCAACTGTAGCCGCCCACTTCTTCATAGCAATAGTATTAACAACTGACATACTTCTATAACGTATATAGAATTTTTCTGATAACTATTGTGTTATACTTATCAGATAATATAAAATACGTTTAGTTGATACGTGCAACTGCTGTAGGGACACCCGTGCCGCCGGCATACGTCTGTCCGCCAAGACGGATGTAGCCGCAGTAGTAGTCCGTGTCGGAGCCCGCACCCGATAGGGCACTGTCGCCTGTGCCGTAGTAACCGGCGGCGCCTAGGACGTTCTGACCGGATGTAACAAGCTGAACGCGGCGGAGAATGGTCGACTGGGAGCCAACCGCCGAGGCAACTGTGGGATCAGGGAGGTATACGTTACGTCCCATATCACGGAGAACCGCCGCACCAGGTGTGGAGAGGTAATACTGCGCCTGGCTTGCAACGACCCAGGGAACCGGATTGTTGTTGGAGTCTACAATCGTCGAACGAATATCGGCAAGGTTCGTCCAGAGCTTATTTGCGGGGATCTGGGAGAAACCAGCAAGAACGGAGGTCATTGTTTATATCTAGTGTTGAGAAAAAAATACCGGATGCCGGATAATTCTTAAGAACTTTACATTTATTTAGTAAATAAATGTATAGAAAGTAATTATATTTAGTTATCAACTATTTAGTTGAGGCGCGCAACACCTGTGGGGACACCGTCGCCGCCGGCGTAGGTCTGTGCGCCGAGGCGGATGTAGCCGCAGAAGTAGTCCGTGTCGGAGCCCGCCGCCGACAAGGCGCTATCACCCGTACCGTAGTAGCTGTTCGCGAGCGATGGTACAAGCTGAACGCGGCGGAGAATGGTCGACTGGGAGCCAACCGCCGTGGCGACATTGGGGTCAGGGAGGTAAACGTTACGACCCATGTCGCGGAGGACGGCACCACCGGCGGTGTTTAGACCTGATGCGGCGGCGCTGGTGACCCAAGGGACCTTATTGTTGTTCGAGTCAACAATCGTAGAAGCAATGTTCGCGATGTTGATGTAGAGCTTGTTCGCAGGGATTTGGGAGTAAGTGGCGCGGACGGACGTCATTTGTTTA